CACGTCTGGTGAATAATAGCGTGCCAGGAATGTGACCCCTCGGTCCCCTCTGCACACTGTACCGGCTTCGAGCACAAGACCCAGCTTGTTTGCTGACCACTCATGGCACTTGATGGGAAGGTCAGCGTCCAATCCATCATCACCAAGGTGGATTCCGAGTGCTTCAAAGGCCTGCTCAGCAGTGTACTTTCCGCCACCAGGGTGGACGGCGTTCCGAAAACCGAGGAAGGCTGCGAAAGCAGCTCGGAGAGTCTGTGACGTGCTCGTAGCAGAGCAGCCAGATCCGTGCGATGGTCCTTGTTGAAAGGTCGTCCCGCAAGGGAGGACCCCGTTGTTATTGGCGTTGGTCTTGAGAAGCTCATTTAGTTCGAGGCGGTGGTTTCCAAAGGCCTTCATGAAAACCAACCTGTCAACCTGGCGTAAACAGTGGGTAATGGTTCCGTCCATCCGATGGTAGTCCGAAACATTGACCATTGTTGCATTGCTGCAAACCTCTACGACACGTTGTGCAACCTGTATAGGGGTTTTACCGGGACCATACCAGGCAAACTGGGTAAGGTGGCTGGACAAAGCCAGCGCAAACTGTGCCATGGAAAGCTTATCCTTATCGTTGTAGGTGGAGATGTTCCGCGGGTCGGAGACCTTTCCATAGGACTCAGACTTTATGAAACACTTCAACATACGCTGCACGAAAGGACCGCTAACCACGGCCTTACTCAGTGAGAGCTTCTGGGCTGCTCGAACTTGCTTCTCCATCACCGCTTCAACATCAACCGGTTCAAGGAGTACTCCACCCACGACCAAGTCCGCAAACTCGGCCATGCATTGCATCACGAAAGGGCTGTACTTGGGCTCAGGCTTTTTAAGGCCGTTGATGCGCCCGGCCACGCACTGCCGCTCAGCAGCGGCGTCGGGGACGGGGGCAAAAGCTCCATGTACAAGGGGGCTCATAAACGCTTCCAGCTTCGGTCGGGCTTCCTGCTCGTACGTGGCTGGTTCGTATGCGTAAGCGCGAACAGACATTTCAACGGGATAGACAGTTGGGACAACCGTCTCCGTCACATCACGGTAATACTCGGTGAGGACAGCGGCCGCAGGCCTTTGGTCCTTACCGAGCCACGAAGCCGTGGTGGGTAGCATAAGATTGGTTGTGCTGAGCCGGGCGACGGTAGCAACCGCCTCCTCAGTCTCCGCATCAATCGTAGCGCACAAGTGTCTGCCAGGTCGTCCTGTTGTGTACTTGGTCGAGGTCGCAGTGTGCACCCGAAAGCGCACAAATGCAGACCCGCTCTTTCCATAGACGATGGGCTTGAAACGCTGCAGCCACTTACCGTCCAAAAGGTAGTAGGCTACAATGGCCGATAAGCCAGTGAAATGGCGGATAGGAGTCAAGAGAACAAGCTGGCGGCTGTAACCCACCTGCCGTCGTTCAACAGCATACGTCGTCAGGCTGAGGGGCAGTCCCCACCATCTGTCGCACACAATGAACGAATCTCCTGCGTAGTCCCACAAGTGATGCGTGTAGGTTCCCCCACCGGCAACAATCGTTTCCAGTTGTCCTTCCGCATTAAAGCAGAAGCTGGTGTCATCGGTGGAGGTTCCAGCCGCCTCTTCAGGGACCACGGTGTAAAGCAACGTGGGTTTCGGTCGAGACGCCAAAAACTGTGGCATATCGACGTAATAATCAACGTCGCACACGTACTCCAGGTCGCTTTGAGCGGGCACATCTTTTTGCACCCGCACACTGGTATCCTTGGCCCAAAACCACTGCCGAGACCCCCGCATTCCCTTCCGCTGGTCGGACTTAGACATCCCTACAGAGTAGAGGCCTACGCCCATCGCGCTAGACAT